CAAATAGCTGTATCCTATATATATGATGGTAATCAGGAATCATTACTATTTATACCAACAAGTAATAATACTTTTACTCCAAGTGGTGCTAATAAAAAATTAGAATTTGCTTTATATGCAAATGCAGCTTATGATTCTAGAATAAGTGGTGCAAGAATATATGCTAGAGTAGATGGTACACAAGATCCTTTTTTCTTATTGATTGATGTAGATATGACAAAAGGTATTAGACCTAATTTGAATTTAAATTTTGAAACAGATGATAATGTATCTGCTTGGTCTGATAATTCATCTGCAACACAAGCTAAAGCTGAGTCTATACATTGTACTGATATTAATTTAGAAACTTATGAAATATTAAATGGTTTTTCTAATGAACAAGAAAAAATAACAATAAGTGGAGTAGGTGAAGGCTATAAAGCTGCAGAGGTAACAAATAGAAGATGCTTCGTTGCAAATATAAGAACTAAGATGAGTGATAATGTTCTTAAGCAGTTTAGAGATAGAATAATGTATACACCTATAAATAAGTTTGATACATTTCCAAGAGATAATTTTATAGATGTTGTACAAGGTGATGCAAGTGAGTTTACTGCTCTATCTAGTTTTTCTGATAGATTACTTGCTTATAAAAGAGATAAGCTATTTATAATTAATATTGCTAACCCTAATCCATCAAACTGGTTTTTAGAAAATACAATAGAAAGAGCTGGATGTGAAATGGCATCAGCTTTAGTAAAAACTGAGTTTGGTGTAGTATGGGCTGGTAAATATGGTTTATATTTATACAATGGTCAAGTTAAGAATTTGCTAGAAAATAAATTAAAAACAGAATCATGGATTAGTTTTTATACCAAAGGTACAATATTAGGGTATCATAATGAGCATAGATATTTAATAATAGTCAAAGATTGTATTAAGGATAATAATAATGCATATCTATATGATTTTAAAAATAATGCTATAGTAAAAGCAGACAACTCTACATCAGTTACTCCAACTGAAACAGTTATAACTAATTTTGTAAATTGGACAAATAGAAATAATGTAATCACAACTGATATACCAGGTTCTCACAATGATATTTTAGCAATAGAAGATGCACATCAATATGGATCTAGTGATTTCTTAATAAGTGGTGGTGGTAATAATTTTATTAGTTCTAGTCAAGCACCAAGAACTACAAATCCAGGAATAGTTGTTTGGAAAGATATTCCAAAAGCACATGCTAATGGTAATTTTACTTTTACAACTAAAGATATAGATTTTGATAGTCCTGGTAGAATAAAAAGAATATACGCTATTTATGTGACTTATGAGTCTGATGCATCACATACTAATCCTGTATCATTTGCAACTGATAGCTCAACAAGTTTTACTACATTAACAGGTAATTTTTCTAGCGTTTCGACACCTACTATTTTAAAATTAGTACCTAGTTCTATTGTACAATGTCAAAGTATTAAATTAAAAATACAAAATACAGTTGCTACAGGAACTACTAAAGGTATAAAGATTAATGAAATATCTATTGAATTTAGAACAACAACAAAGAGATTAGCGTAATGGAGCCAATACAAAGAAGGTTAAGAAATTTACAACAAGGTAAGATACCTATAGTTACTAAAGTTCCTAACATACAAGAGTTAAGTGATGGTGAAATTATTATTGCAAAAGAAACTGCAAAAAATCCTAAATTGTATTTAAAGATAGGTAGTAAAGTTTATATAAATGAATTTAAAGAATTGACGAAAGGATCTTGAGATGGCTACTGAAGCAAGTATTAATTTAGCACAATTAATATCAAACCAATTAAAAAAGTTTTACGAATCACAAAGAAAATTTCAAGACCAACTGCAGAATCGTAGAAATAAAATGGGTATTGGTAGATTTGTAGGCGGGCTTTTAAGTTTAGCTGTTCCTGGCGTAGGAGCATTAGCAGGTGCTGCAATTACAGGTATTGGCTCTAGATTAGGTCAAGAGATAGCCCAAAGAACTACTAAGGTTGATGATATAGCAGAGCAAAGTTTATTTAAAAACAAAATAGCAGATTTTAGAAGTAAGGGAACAGAAGCTTTGAGAGATTTGAATAGGTCAGCTAATGTAGGTGCTTTAACGGATGCTTTTAGCTCTTTTGTAATTAGAGGTGGAAAAGATTTAGTTGGAGATGTGAGAGATGCAGCTGCAAGAAATTTAGGAATAGGTGCTGATGAGTTTGGAAGAAGAGTAACAGAAGAAGGATTAGCACAGAATCCTGGATTAAGAACTGCTGAAGAAATTATTAATCCTTCAGAAAAAAGTTTGTTAGATTTTTTACCAGCTAATGATTCACCAAATAAATTACCTGAAGCAATAAAATCTATGAATACACCAGGAGCAGATGTAACTACTAAAAGAGTATTTAATCAGAATGATATTAATATTACAGGAAATTTAAATACAGATATGTCACCTCCTCCATTTGAATTACCAACTGGTAGTATGAATCCTGCTACACAAAGTACAACAGCAGCAGCAATAGACAATACTATGAATGTAGGCCCAGGATTTACAAGCAATAGAACAGGCCCATTTAGTCAATTTACAGGCACAGCAAATCAAAATAGAATGTTAGCAGATGCAATGGGATTAAATCCAAATAGATCGATTGTAGATCAAATTAATAGATTTGGTGGAGATTCTAGTTTTTTAGCAAGGCAACAATTATATAACGACTACTTTGGTTATTAAGGATTAAATATGTCACAATTTACAGAAATAGATTATGAATTAAGTACAGATATAGCTGATATTCTTAGCAATTATGATACAAAAAAACTACAAAAAGAATATGGAGATATATTTGATTCGTATGATAACACAAGAGAGCTATTTACAAATAATGCATTTGTTTTAACTCAAGATTTAGCCAATGCACAACTTAGAAGGCAACAAGGTCAATTAGGTAGACAAGCATTATCAGGGTTAAATCAACAAAGATTTTTATCAGAAGCATTAGGTAGACAACTTGAAAGTTTTGATTTAAGAGGACAAGCAGTACAATCTAATTTAGATTTTGCAGAAGAAGCACAAGCAAGAGCTTTAGGTAGAACAGATATACAAAGAAATGCATTAATGCAAGAATTAGGTATGCAAGGAGAAGATGGGCAGTTTACTGGAGGTAGATTACAAGCAGAACAAGATAGAAAAGCTAAGCAATTTAATATAAGAGAAGCAGAATTAAAATCTGCAACTATGGAAGCAGAAACAAAAATAGCTGATCAATTAGAAGGTTTAGGTATAGATAAAGCTGCAGCTCAAAGATCTACACAGTCACAACTTAGAGATCTTAGATCGCAAGGTAGTTTAGATTTAATTGCAAGAGAGTCAGCTATTAGAGAATCTGGTGCAAGAGCTGGTGAGTCTCAAAGACAACAAGAATTATTAAATTTACAAACTGAAGACCTTGAAGCATCATCAGGATTAAGAACAGGACAACTTGCTAGACAAGATGCTTTAGCTTCCTTACAGGAACAAGACTTATCACTTAGAACAGGTCGTGGATTACAAGATATATCAAGGCAACAAGAATTGCTTGGTATGCAGTCAGATGAATTAGCTCAACAACAAGATCAAACTATGGCAGATGCCAGAGGTAATTTGTTTGATATATATAGAAGAGCAGAGCAATCAGGTAATTTTGCTGCAGAAGGTAGAAGGCCTATGGAAACACAAAGAGCTATAGATAGCTATTTAGGCAGAGTAGGAGGTAGAATAGATTCTTTAGGTAGAGCTGAAGATAGATTAGGTATACAATCAGAAGCTTTAGAAGATAGAGAAACTGCTTTGATGCAAGACCAAGCTTTAGCACGAGCAAGAATAGGTATACAAAGAGGTGGTATATCTCAACAAATTGGAGCAGAACAAGATAGATTATCTAGGCAATTACAAAGACAAGATATTTCTGGTGAAAGATTGTTACAGCAACAAGATTTAGAATCTGATAGACTAGGCGATATATTAGGTAGATTAGGAATTGCAGAAGATCAAAGAGCAGCTAGATTTCGTGATGTATATGCAACTGGTGAAGAAAATTTAGATAGGATAGGAATTAGAGAAGGTGCATTAGGTAGACAAATAGGTACTGAAGAAGAGCCAGGGTTATTACAACAAGCTCTTTCTAGACAATTGCAAGGATTAGATTTGAATAGAGGTGCACTTAATGATTCAATAGCAAGAAGGCAATTACAATTAGAAGGTCAAGTTGCTGGATTGAATTTAACTGATTCTGAAATAAATGCTAATTTAAGACAGCAAAGAGAAAGAGCGGCAAATCAATTAGGTTCTTTAGGTATACAAAGAAGAGGTGCAGAAGCACAAACTGCAAGAAGTCAATTTGAATTAGCCCAACAATTAGCAGGTATTACAGAAAGTCAAAACTTTTTAACAGAACAATCTGATTTAAGAAGTAGATTAGCAGAGCAAGAAAGACAAAGATCTATATTTAATTTTAGAGATGATTTTGCAAGAGATACTAGAAGTAGACTTGTAGATTTAATTAGAAGTGAAGCTGATCTTAGTAGATTTAGAAGAGGTGCCATAGCTAATCCAACTGGTGATACAGGTGGTGAAAACTTCACACAAACTGATGAAGATAAAAGAACAAGAGGTCAATTTTAATGTCTATACAAATAACTAATGATCCAATAAATCAATTTTTAGATAATCTTCCTAGGTATGCATTAGAAATGCGTAGACAGGATTCACAAAGAGAACAATTTAATAGGCAAATGCTTTTGCGTGAAGAAGCAGAAAAAAGAGCAAAAGATAGAGCAACTAGAGAAAGAACATTATTTGACTTGCTTACTGTAGAGCAAGAATATCGAGATAAAGTTTTTAGAGAAAGAGTTGACTTGCAACAAAAATTAAGACTATCTGCAAAGAAAAATAGAGAGTTTGCAAAAGATAATGATAATCTATTAAGTGATTATGAAGATATGCCAGATTTTTTAAAACCTAAAACCTTTAAAAAATATTTAGAAAGACAAAAAACACTATCTATTTTAAATCCTAAAAAAAGAGAAAATTTAAATAAAGTTATTAATGATTATGATGATTTAATTACTAATTATAATCCAGCTGATATAAAACCTAATGAAATACCAATTCCAGAAAATTTAAGATTTAATAAATCATTATTTGATTTTACTATGGATTATAATTTCCAACCTGCACGTAATCAATTATTAAATAATTTATACGAAGTCTTTGGAGATGATAAATATAAAGTTGATAAAGTTGATGATATGTTTAGAATTCAACAAGCTGAAATAGAAGGGCAAAGATAATGGATCCAGTACAACAAGCAAAAAGAATTGTATATGATTATAATTTAGATCCTAGTGATTATACTGATTCTGAAGCTGAAAAAATAGCTGTTATTGCTTTGCAACTAGGATTACCATTTAGACCTGAAACAAAAAAACTACAAAAATTTTTTTTTGATTTAGCAGATAGTGCTACTTTTGGTGCAATACCTAATTCTATGAGGCCTAAATCTAGAGGTGAAGATTTATACGGAGAAACTAGAAGTGAAAGATTGTCATCTGGTGCAGGTAATTTATTAGGATTAGCTATACCTTTAACAGCAGGTGCAAAAGTTGGTAGTAAATTATTACCAAGAAAAGCTATGACTGATGCAAGTAAATTTAGAACTACCTTAAGAAGAGCTGCAGAAGGAGCAACAAGAGGTGCAGGTGGACTAGCAGCAATTAATTTAGCTGAAGATCCATTAGGTGCACCAGAAAGAGCAATGACAGGTGCTTTATATGGTGGTTTATTAGGCCCATTTATAAGAGCAAACTTGACAAGAAATACAATTGCTGAAAGTGCACAAAGAGCAACACCAAGAAATATAGATTATTTACCTCGTTTAGTATAATATGGCAATACAAAATGAATTAAACCAAATTCAATCTTTGGTTAATTTATATAGAGTAAATCCTGGTGCTTTTAATGATGATCAAGTAGATGTATTATCAGAGAAAGCAGATTTATACAATATAAAATTTAATCCTCGAAGAGATTCTAGTTCTTTATATGATATTGTAAATCAAGCTGGTGATGGGTTTATAAGAGGTCTTATACCTTTTGTACCGCCACAAGATACTAGAGATTTAGCAAAAACTACATCTGAAAAAATAGCATATAGTTTAGGTCATCTAGCAGGATTCGCACCCTCCATATTATCTGCACCATTAAAAGGAGCTACTGCATTAGCAAGAGCTGCAGGTATAGCTAAGTCTGTACCTAAAGGGCAATTTGTAGGACAAAAAGCTATACAAACATTAGATAAATGGTCTTTACCAATGGCATCAGGAAAGTTAGCAAGAAAAACAGTAGATGTTGTTTTAGACAAAACTAAAACTGGAGCAGTAGGTGCATTAAGACCTGGAGCTGTTAGAAGAGAAATATTACAAGAAGCTGTAAATTTAGGTACTGCAGGTACAATATCAGAAGTTTGGAATATAGCATCTGCAGATGATAAGTCAGAAGCTTTTTGGAATGTAGCTATACAAAATGCAATATTTGGTGGTGCATTTGGTGGTATAGGTAACTGGAGATCTATAGCTAATTTATTTGGTGCTGCTAAAACTCCACAGATGGGAGAAAGAGCAGAAGGATTACTTAAAGCTGCAGTAGGTTCTACTATTACTGGTGTGCCATCTACTATAACTGGTGATGAAGATTTATCAATGCAGCTATATCATTATCTACTAGGTGGATTCTTTGGGTATAGTGCAAGACCAGCATACAAGATAGCAGGTAGTGAATTTATAAATAAAAGAAGTACACTACATCCAGAAATGGATTATAAGCCAGAAGCTAGACAAGATTTTAATAAGCTTACAAAAGAAACAAAAGATTATGTTCTTAGTGAGTCTACAGATTTAGCATATAACACACTTAGAAATATTTACAAAATTCCAAATGCAGAAATAAATAATATTGTAAATAAAAGATTGCAATATTCAAAAGATAAAAGTCAAGCTGCAAGAGATAAAGAAGTTAGAGATTATGCTTATGAGTTAAATATAAATACAAGAGTTCCTTCTGAAAAATATAAAGCTGAAAGACCTGTTGTAGCTGATAACTCAGAAGATGCAGTCAATGAATTAAATATACCTTCTCCTAAAATTTTAGATGTTGCTACTAATATATATGATAGCTTAGGCAATATTAAAACAACAACATCTGTAGACAATATACAAAGAAGTTTATTGACTACTATTAATAAATATAAAATTAATAATGATGATATTACAGGTATTAATACAGCAGGATTTATTAAAGAGTTAAGACAAAATGGTATATACGATCAGTATTTATCTAATAAAAAGAATGAAAATAATCTTAGATCTTTATTTGCACAGTCCGTAATTAAAGAAAGAGATGTGTTAGTATATAATGTAATAGATGGAACTGTTTCAGAAGAAAAAGCTGGGTATGTAGATGGTGTTAGGTATATAGGTAAAAACGATTATAATAGTCCAATATTAGATAACTTTGGCATACCTGGTAGCTTTAAAGTGTTAAATTTAGTAAGAAATACTAGGATCTATGATGATATTTTTAGAATGGATCCTTTTGATAAACAATTTAATATAAACAGAAAAGATTTAGCCAATATAAATTCATCTTTAGCTAAACAAGGTAATGGTAGTTATATATTTGCAGGCATGAAAGATAAGCCTGGATTTATAGTTGCAGAATTCAATGATAGAAATGGTACTTTAAAATTTGATGAATTAAAAAAGTCTGCTGGTAATTTAGAAAAAGATTTAGAATCTGCATTTAAAGATTCTGAAAGAGAATTTGTAAAACTATATAAAGGAGATATATCTAAAAATATACATGAAAGAGCTTTTGTTTCTAATATAATGCATGAGTTATCATTTCATGGTTATAATATAAATGAGCTACCAAAAATACTTACAAATAATTATTTTAAACATGCAGTTGATTATAACAAAAGGATGCAGCTTTATATGGAATCTTCTGGTATGCCATTGCATAGAGAAAACTTTACAACATTAAATGGTGGAGATAATTTAAGATTTGCTATATTAAAAGATGAACAATTTAATATAGATGAAATACCTGATTCTTCCAATGCTGATGGTGGTTTAATATTTTTAACAAGAATAGGTAAAGAAGCAGCTAATGCTGTAGGTTTAGAATCTTTATCTAAACTAATAAAACCTGTTGTTGTAGGTAGAATACAAGCTCCTGTAGATAAAGGATTAGTTGCATTAAAAGCAAGTGGATCTTTTTCTGATGCATATCCAGCAATAGATAAGCTAATGAAAAGAGATGGTTTGGATTTTGTAGTATTTCAAAGTGCAAATAAAATAAAATCAGAGACTAAACCTACTGACTATCAATACAATAAAGAAACTGGTGAATATGATTTAGTTGGACAAGTTAATTACTTTGATGTATCTACAGAGTCATTACGTATTAATCCAACTACTTATGAAAAAACATTTATAAAAAAACAAGGCGACAATCTTTATAGGCAATTTTTTTCTACTTCTAACCCTATAGATGCTCCTAAGTCAAAAGAATATATGAGACATTATTTTGACTACACTATAAATGGTAGTTTTAAAGCAAGAGAATTAGTAGAAAGCTATAATAAAACTCAAGATATTAAAGAAATAAAAAAATATTTAACAGAAGATGCAAATAGAATATATGAGTTTCCTTCTGAATTTTTCTTAAAGCAATTATCAAGCAATGATAAAAATGGAGATATATTTAGAAGAGCATTTCAAAAGGTATCAGAAACTGACAACCCTATGTCTGATGATTTTTCTTTTGATAAAACAAACGATCTTAACTATAAACAATATCATAATAGAACCTCTAAAGTATATAATGCAATGCAAGGTGGGTATGCTGCAAATAATTTTCATAAAATGATTTTTGATGATTATTTGAATAGCGTAGGTAAATATGTTCGTAAAAAACTAGATACTCCTTACTGGCCTTATGCACAAAAATCAACTGCTGCTCCAGTAACAAAAGATTTAATTGACAATGCTGATATGATTAAAGTTGATAGAGATACTTTTTTAAACAAAGAAGATGGACTTATTGTGTTAGGTGGTGCACTTAAAAAAATGAAAGTGCGTATAGATATTGATGATGCTCAAAGATCTGAATTAAACAAAATTAAAAAAGGTATAGATAAAAATAATGAATCAACAATGGAACATCTATGGTCTTTATATAAGATATCGAAAAAACTTGGAACTCCAGAACAAAATAATCAATTTCAATTACTTTCTAAAGAAGCAGTTCAGAAACTTAATGAATCTCTTGATTTGCTGGTTATACGTGTTCCTGCTTACGATTTTTCTGGCACTCGTGTTTTACGCATGGCTGGATTTTTACCAGGAGGAAATAAAGCCTCAGCCACAAGTTCAAAAGACGATTTTTATCTAGGTGGTATGGACAAAGATATTGATTCTTTCCAAGTTATACAATTTGGTAGTAGAGATCATATTAATGATTTATTAAAAGTAAAAGATAGAGAGTTTAACGAAAAGAATACTTTTGGTACTAAAAACTTTGGTAGTGCATTAAATAAATTTAGTCCACATTACAGAATAAAAGCTTACTCTACAAGTAGGGTAGGTGAAGCACAAAGAGGGCCTAGTATTGGATATTTTAATAGGTACTATGATCTTTATGAAAATGTAAAAGCTGGGAATGTACCTGGTATTAAATTAAGAAAAAATGCTGCTAGAAATATGCAAAATAATATTAAAGATATTATTGATATAAACAATGATAGCAGTAATTATGATAATGTATCATATTTTGATGCTATGCAAAATAAAGTTTTTAATGATAGCTTTGAAGGTAAGATGTCTAATAAAGCAAAGAATATTTTAAAAGATAGTGGAGATTTTTATACAAAATTTAAAGCTCAACCTTTTAATAGGAATGATAAAAGTTATGATGGGTTTTTAAGCAATATTGATTTTTTTCAAAAAGAAAATAAAAATTTTGTAATGCCAGAGAATACAAAATTTAAAATAGGAGAAGAAAATAATCTTTTTTCTAATCTTTTTACAGTTAGTGATGCTAAGGATATATCTATAAAATTTAAAAATATAGATACTAAAAAGATTGATGAGCAAGATGTACCCTTTGTTAAAGAATTATTTGGAGTTAATAAATCTATAGTTAAAACATTTCAACAATCTAATAGAAATACAAGAGAAGATGTATATGAATCTATTGGTGTTAATTTAAGTAAAGTATCTGTATATGAGCTTTTAAATGATTATGGATATAGAGTATATAAAAATGTAGGCACTAAAAAGAATGTAGAATCTGTAAAAAATCAATTATCAAATTTATATAAAAGAGCTGAAGATATAAGAGTACGCGTAAATAAAATAATTAAAGATAATGATAATAATATAACTAAAGTTCCAGATCTTGATGAAGCTATATTAGAAGTTAAAAAAGATATAAAAGAATATGTAGGTAGAAACAATCTAAATCAATATGTAGAACTTTACATGAATAGATATTTTGAAACTGCACTATTAGAGCCTACTAAAGTTTTTGGCAATATATTTAGAGAGAATAGATTAATATATAGTAGTGAGCAAATAAGTGATCAAAGTTTAAGAAATTATTTTACAAAATTTGAAAATGTTTATAATCGTGTAGAAAAAATTGATGATACACCTAAAAATATTATTGGTAGTATTCCTACAAATAAAAAAGATTTAGTTTTAGCTGTAGATAGAAGTATTGGAGAAACTAATAAAGTATACAAACAGATTAAAAAAGATAAATATAAAGTTGGATTAGGGGATGTAGCTGCAAGAACTGATGAAGATGCATTGCAGGTAAAAGAACTTAGAAAAAATTTACAAGAAAATCCTGGTTTAACTATAGAAGATATGTTTTATGATTATGTTTTAGAAAAAGATATACCAAGAGATATATCTACAATAAACATGGAAGATATACGAGGTATAAATGGTAGGTTTTTAGAAATTAAAACAGGTAAGACAGGATTATTAGACAGGTCAGCCTATTGGTCAGATCCTAGAACTGTAGATAGAAGATTAATGGATGTAGTTAAGAAGTTCGATCAAACCTATACTTTAGTTGATGCTAAAGGTAATTTTAAAGAAAAGACTGTAAAAAGACTATTTACTCCTATGGGTGAGATGAGACAGTTTACTAGAAATAATTTAAGATTACAAAATGCCAAAGAAACAGAATCTATGTTAAAAGATGCACAATATTTTGATTCTGAAAAATACGGATTAACAAATACAGATAAAGTGCATTTATATGATCATATATCTTTTAGAAGAAATGAAGGACAACAAGAACCTTCTGCTAAAGCAAAACAATTTCTAACTAAAAAATTTAAAGGTAAAACTGGTCAAGAGTTAGTAAAAGAGTATGATGATAAATTTACTGCTTTTATTACAGAAATAGGTAAAGATATATATACATTTGATAAAAATGGTCAAAGATTTGATTATGATAGTATAGACGCAAAAGATAATTTTAAAGCAATAGTAGTAAATGATAACATTCGTTTTCTTGGTGATGGTTCTATGGATAGAAAATTGTACTACAATAGGGTTATAAAGCCCATATTTATGGGTAGAAACGCAAAACGTACTACAATCGAAGAACAACTCAGATACCAGTATGAAGATATCATGGAGGCGAAATTAGGGAAGAAAGCAAATTTACAATCTAGACTTGCTTATCGAGAAAAATATAAATTTAAAGACTATGCATTTGGATTTTTAGATCCACAAGGCTATTGGCCAAGAACAAATTATAATAAAGATAATGCTTCTATTAAATTATACAATGAAAGCGTAGATAAATTAATAAAAGAAGGTAAGATTACACGTGATGATGCTGACCTTATGAAAGAAAATCACATGAGAGATAGCACAAGAATAGAAGATAATTATTTAAATCATGTTTTTGAGTTTAGAGATCGTAATTATAAAGATGTAGGATATAAGAATAAAGCTAAGAATTTATTACAAAGAGGTGAGTTATTTATTGATGGCTATGATAAAGGGCCTGATATGTATAGTATTTATAGACAACAAATAGATAGAAGTTATTTTGCTAATATGACAGCTATACATGGTAATAAAGTTATATCTGATTTTAAATTTGCAGATAATACTGCTTTTAATGCTAGGCTATCAGCTAAACAAAATAAAAATTTACAACAAGCTGGTTATAAAAATAATAGCGATCTTTGGTCAGACTTTTTATATATGCATTTAAAAGATACGTTAGGTCATCCAAGTTTGTTAACAGATAGAATACAAAAATCTATTGATAAAGGAGATCCATTAAAATTAAAGTACAACCCATACTACCTTACAACAGATTATGCAGTTACAAATGCTCTAGAGAGATTATATAAAACTGGTAAGTTTGATAAAATGCCATACATGAAAAATGCACCAGAGAATCCAGAAGCTAGAAGAGATTATTTTGTGAGGAGGCTGCATAATCTAGGAATGATGGAAGCTAAATATAACTTAGTTACACTTCTTGCAAATACTGGATCTATGATGACTAATTTATATGGTGGCGGTACAATGACCATAGGTAGTGCAGGTACAAAACATTATGTAAATGCTTTAAACTTTGGTTATGTAACTAAAAATTTATTACAAAATAGAAATGGTGATTACATAATAAAGTTAAAATCTGGCAAAGCAGTAAAAACTAGAAAAGATTTATATAGTTTTTTAGATGAAAAAGGTGTAATAGATAATTATATAAAGAATGAATTTGATACTAATCCTAATGTTTCCAACATAATTAAAGGTATGGGTAAAAATTCAGTTAACTTTACTAAAGAAATTACACGTGCTATAAAAAATGGTGCTGACGATGAATCTGTTTTACAAATAGCTAATAGATATGGAGTAGGTGAAAGGTTAGTAAAAGCAGGTGGATTTTTTATGAGTTCATCAGAAAGAATAAATAGAAGAAATGCTTTTGTTGCACACGCTCTTAAAATGAAAGAAAGATTAGGTGAAGCAGGTGTAGATATAAAAATGGATGATCCTTTTATCTTTGAAGCAGGATTACGTGGTATTGAAACTACACAGTTCTTATATCACAATAGTTTTAGACCTGCATTTATGAGAACAGCATTAGGAAGAGTTTTAACCAGGTTTAAGTTATTTGCTTTTCAATCTGTTAGAGTTAGGAAAGAATTCTATCAACAAGCTAAAGCACAAGGTTTTAAGCAGAATACAGATGCTTATAAAAGATTTAAAGATCTATATCTTACAGATTTATTTACAGCTGCAATAGGTGGAATGTATATGTACTCTCTTTTTGATGTTGCCCTACCACCACCATGGGATTGGTTTCAGCAAACAGGAGATCTTTTATTTGGTGATAAAAAAGAAAGAGAAAGAGCTTTTTATGGTACATTGCCTAGACCAATAGCACCATTACAAATAGCATTACCACCACTTGCAAGATTTCCACAAACATTTGTAGAATTACTCCAAGGTGATTGGGAAAAATTTAGTGATTATAGTATACATACTATGTATCCAGGTGGTAGATTATATTATTCATATAAGAAAACTAAAGAAAGACCAGAGAGGTTTTTTCATAACTTTTTTAGATTACCTGTTGATAAAGTACAATACGATATCAAGCGTGAACAATTAAGAGATGCAAGACAAAAAACTATATCGGAGTTTTTAGATGAATAAAAAAAGAGCAATATTAGATAATATATTTAGTGGATCTGATGATAATCACATGGAATTTAAAAGAAGTCTTTTTAATAATAATCCACCACAAGAATTGATGCAGCATACTAAAAGTCATGATATTCCTTGGGGATCTAAAATGGCACAATGGATGTTAGATTATTATTTAAAAACAGGTAATATGAAATCTCCTGATTTTTACAGTAAAGCTGGTTATACTGATTATTATTATCCTGACGAAGTGCAAGATGAAAAAGAAGAAGAACTGGATACAGAAAGCTATTAAAAGACCAGGTGCTTTTACCGCTAAAGCTAAACGTGCTGGTATGACTACTGCTGCTTTTGCACGTAAAGTTTTAAAAAAAGGTTCACGATATAGCACCAGAACTAAAAGACAAGCAGCATTAGCTCAAACATTACGTAAGTTTAAAAAAAAGAAATAGGGTAGGTTGATATGCCTTCTGAGGTTATCTCAGGCCCACAACACTACCCTACTATCTATCCGAGGTGCATTTTTGCAGTCTTAACACGTTTAGTAGACTCCATCCAGAGTTCTGGCTTAATACATTTTAGCCAATCCTGAACTGAAGGTATAAACCCTAAGTCCTCTCTAATATGTTGTTCTGCTATTGATCGTGTAATAACTTTCTTGCCATCAGAGTTATATATATAAACACCAAACTTTTCTTCACATTGTTGTATACCTAAAGTATGATGTCTAAGTGCTCTATGACGTATATCTCCGTAATGATTTTTAGTTTCATCAAACCATTGATGTATTTCTAGATAATCATCTTCTTCACCACCAAATTTGTGAACAGATGATTTACAATGATTATACGACTTCATTTAGATTAAACATAGTTTCTTGATCTGAGTTACTAAGATTAACCTCTACAGTTTCGTTGTAATATCCATCTACTTCTATATTCATATTTTCTAAGTCAATGTATATTACACCTCCACCACCATCATTGTTGTACCAATCATAAGTTAAAAGATCATAACATATTTCAGACCAATCTTCATGTAATTGTAAGTATTTACCTTTTTCAGAATAGTCTGTTATTACATTATTATCTTTATCATATGCTGCAACTTCAGTCATTTCACCAGAATCACCACACCCACTATAATGTAATTCTATCATTGTAATACCATTCTTAATATATTTAGGTGCTAGTTGTCCTTTGACTTCTTTAAGAGCTTTACTTTGTCTATCTCTCATTCTTGCGTTGTATTCAGCCATGTAGTCTTTTATTTCTTTTTGCATAGTAGCTTCCATACTTACTCCTCATAAGTTTATCAAGTTTAAGTTTTTGCAATCTGCTGTAAGCAGGCCCATCAGGTTCTATTTTATTTTCACTTAATAGTATTTCATATATAGATATAACTATAGCTTCGTAGTCTTTACCTTTACGCCTTCCCATTTGAATCTCCTGTAATTGTAACAGTATTTAATATATGATCTCTATACTCTTCTAAATAAGTAATAGAATCTTCTACTGATTTTATGTATTGAGTTTTATTAACACCATCAGTCACAGACTTCGCAATTATTACCTTGAGGTGGTGTAACTTCTCTGTTATCATAGTTATTTCGTTTATTTTGCTTTGCACCATAACTACCCTTTCTTGGCTCTAATGCGTGTGACTCTGTAACTTCATCACCTATTGCCATGTTTATTAACTTACGTATTTGCTTTAATACATATATTAATGATTCTTCTTTATTTAGTTTCATTATTCTTTCCTGTAATAATCTTCTGTGTTTATTAATTGTAAGAATAAATCAATATCAATTACAACCAATGGATTCATTCTGTTTTCTTTGACAATCTGTATATCTACAATGTCATTGTTTGGTTTTATGTAGTCAGCGATAGCTTTACGAGCTTTGACTTGAATAAGTAGTTTTATTTCATCTTTATAAGCTTTTATATCTACTTCTTCATGTTCACCCATGGCTTTGCCATTAGATCCCCATGCTCGTTCTGCTTCCCAATTGTAAGTCTTAAATATATTTACTATTTCTCTTTCTACTCTATTGCCTTTCTTTTTACTCATGACCATAGTGTAAGACCTCCAAATATTTCAAATTTATAAAACCCAACGCTGAAATGTAAATGATTACCTTCAGACTCTCCATAAGATATGGTAAAGCTAAATAAACTTAATACTACGATTTTATTTCCTACGATATTTCTTTCTAAGTCGTCAATATTTATAAACTTAAATATTGATAATCCCAGTATTGATATATTCATATATTCCTTTTGTTGATGCCAAATAAAGGGGAAAGTACACATACCATATTGTTTAACTCTCCCCTTTACGCCATTAGTCTATAGCTTGAACAAATCTAAATGTTTCATGATTGAACCAGCATTTTAGTTTGAATCCTGATTCATCTCTTGCTACGATAGATTCGATCACTCTGCCTTTAGACTCTTTATTTGGTGCACGAATACCAATAAGCTTATCAGACTTCTGCTCTATAGATGAGTCACCTTTAGCACTATGTCTATCTAGTGAGCCATCATAAGCTGCAGATTTACTGATATGACTTATAGCAAATATCATTACTTCGTATCTCTGTGCAATTTCTTTTAGTTTACTTACGATCTTTTGAGTCTTAACAAGTGGATCATTAGCATAATCTACTCTAATCTCATCTATAGTGTCTATAACAATTATCTTTGGTTCTAGATTAGATATTACATCTATGATACTGTTAATCTCTGGAGATACTGTAAGTATTTTGATATGGCCTAGCTTATCCTTAGCTTGTTGGATAAAGTCCATATCTTTTGTTTGATAGTGTTCTGTAATCTGTTGTTTAGTTTTATCAAATGCAATCTGACAGAAACGTCTCCACATTAGTTGTTGATTGACTTCTAACGATAAATACAAACATTTGAATTGATCCATCCTTGCAACAATGTTTTGTATAAAAGCAGTTTTACCTAGCTTAGTATCACCAATCATTGTTACTAGCTCACCTACTGTAAACTTGTAACTATTGCCAATATCATACAAATTATTTAGATCAAAGTATTTACCTTCAAAGTCCTCATTAACAAACTCCATGAACTCTTCAGACATACTATCTGCATTGTGTACATCTACTGCATAGTCTTTCTGTTTGTAAAATCTACATTTATCATCGCAATACATTTCCATAATAGGATCATTGCAGCTGTATCCATCATGTGTCCATCCATATACAGTTTGTAATATTCTGTCAACTTCTTCTTTACCTGCAAATGTTGAATCCCAATTAGCAATGTGTGCTCTTGTAGTTTCTAGTGGAATACCACTACGCTTTAGTGCTGATGCCATACGAAGCACAGTTTGATGTCTTTGACCTTCTTGTGCTCCGTTGTAGTACATCTTTTGTACGCAAGTTACATGAGATGTGTATGTTTCATTTCCTGTTGTGATTATTTGTGTAGGTTTTGTATCTACATTCTCTACATATTGTATATGTCCATCATCTTTCCAATATGCAGTAAGTGAATATAGATTAGGTATTTCTCTGCTATCTGGTAGTTCTTTAGCTTTAGCTATAAAGTGTTCATAGTTAAAGTTATATATCTCTTCAGATGTAACAGGTATTTTGTATGTATTATTCTTTGCATTGTATGAATACTCTGCACGAATAAGTCTAGCTCTATCATAGATAATATCTATATCATAATTCTTAAACATTTTCTTTAGAGTCATTTTAAGAATCATTGGTAGATCTTCTCTATCTCCAAGCTTAAATACGTCTGCTATATATATGTGAAATCCTGTACCACTAAACCAGGGTTGACAATATAATCCTCCAAGATCATCAAGTATATGAGTAAGTATATCTCTTACATTGTACATACTTCTATTCTTAATATCTACATCTAGGATTATCTTATCGATTTCATAGGTACCTTTGTATTCTTTGATATTACCTTTGAATGTATTATCATACAGAAACATAGAACGAAAGACTTCTGTCTCTTTACCTATATATTCTGATAGATTACTTAAGGTACCTACGTAACCTCTATTACTTACACTACCTGTAGCTATTTCGATTAGATTGTTTTTAGTAGCCATGTATTCTCTGCACTATTATTATCTACTACAGATACGTTAATAACATCAATTTCAGGTATCTTGCCATTTTCTTTTAGCTTTCTCCATGCTCTAGAATATGTAGAACCATTATGTCTAATGCTATGCCATTTGATTCCAAAGTCCTTTACATTTTCTTCTATCTCATGTGAAGCTACTTCAATAGCTTTGATACCCTGAATATTGTTCCATTTTACTTTTTCACCAAGATATTCTAAAAGAATTTGCTTGGCTGTTCTTTTACCAACCTGATAACTCATCATTACCTGGTGCGTTTGATTCCATAACTTCTGGTTTGTAATTCTTTACCCAACCATTTGTTACATGAGTTTTGAATATATCTACAATCTCACGCTTTTGGCTTGAAGCAGATACAACTTGTTGAAAGTCAGTATACTTTAGCTTACCATTATCACGTTTACCACTTACATAAGATAATCTCATAAATTCACGACCTACACAATCTCTAAGAATATCGGTATCTTTAAGTTTGTAATTATCATCAAACTCTGGATTCATGTTTATTGCATCAAAGAATGACATAACTCTTCTTACTGAGCCTGGATCTTTGATTTCTCCAAACTCATCTTTCTTTAGTCTACCACCTAGATAGAATACTGGTTGAAAGTTTTGACCTATCTCTAATTTAATATCTAGACCTACGTCATCTTTGTATTTTTCGTTTTGCCATTCTTTACCACCATATACTGGAGTAACGTCAACAATTGTTACATTGTTAACGAATACTCCATCCATGTATTTCTTTTCCATTATTTAGTCTCCAATTTTCTTTGTTTTATTACTGCTTGAATTTCTTCAATACGTTGATTTGCAGTTTCTTCAGTAGTGTTAGGATTGTTCATTATCTCAAGTATTCTTTCTTTACCACCAGGTTTTAGATGGTTACTTCTAGATAATCTATCTAGCTTTACTCTTTGATCTGGTGTTATGCCTCCTTTTACTGGCATTTGACCATTAATTGAATTAGGTACATAATCAAGATCTCTTATGTCCTCATTAATCCAAAGATCTAATCCGTATCCTGTAGCCATACTTACAGCTTTAGCAACTGCACGTCTAAAAGTATTTTCTACTTGTGCTGCATCTGGATTAGATACTGCTTGGTTTCTAAAATCCCTTACTGCAAGATATTCATCATGTATATTTTCTAGTCCATCAAAGTCATAGTATAATCTTACATGAACCATTTTACTTTGATTTACATCTAGAATATTAACTAACTCATATCTGCAATCAGGATCTACTTGTTTTAGTTTATCCCAGCATATAGCCCAAGATAAATAATCAAATTTACCTTTTTGCTCTACTGAGCTTTTGTAATCATCATTACGTAGTATGTGGTAGGGGTGCTTTGGATTGTCATCAAGCATCTTTGTTCTCCTCTTCTTCTAAGTATATTGTGAATTCTTGTGGAATTAAATGTTCTTCATCTCTTATTCTCCAAGAATGTGATCCCTCGTATTTGTAGATAACTTGATTTTCTTCAAGTATATCTAGAAATTCATCTATTGTCATAATCTCCTCATAGATTAACAAAAAAAGGGGCAATTAATATATTAATACTAACTGCCCTTTACAAGTAAATTACATATTATTTTTAGTCTTAAGTTTATCCCAAAGCTTTTTAGCATTAGTAGGTCTAAACAAAAGATCTCTTTCTATTCCTAAGCCAAATGGTAGTTCTATATCTTGCAGCTCTTTGATAGAGAATGAACCCATTTCTACATATTCTCCATCTACAATGCCCCAAGCATAGTTTTCATCTTCCATGTTCATTAAATACCAATCCCAGTTTCCAACTGGATTAAAGAACTTTGCTACTACATTTTGTTTTTCTAAGTCAGAACCATATTTATATTGTTCTTTAGCTAGTGATTCTATTTTATCGTTAAGTAATTGCATTACTCCTCCTTTGTTTTAATTGAACCATTGTCTGCTTTTCTCCACAAAGCATCAATGTGATCACACCAATCCGAATATTTCCATTTTAATGCTACTGCACTATTTGGTTTTGTAAATTGATATTTCGGATTCTTTTCTTTTAATTTAGTATTTAACCATTTAAGAGCAACTTTCATGTCTGCTGTTATATGATCTCCAAAGTATTTATCGTTTGGCATATTGAACTTCCCACATGTCTATGTATTTATTGCTTTCTTCAAAACTAAATCCATATTTTTCTACAAGAACATCATTAAGTAATTGATACATGTTCATCATTTCACCTTGATATACTTCTTCTAGCAGCTCTATAACTTCTTCTGCCATTTCATCTCTTGCGAGATCTTCTTGTGTATACTCACTCATTTTTTATCCTTTAAAGTTTATCAAGCCCTAAACTGATTTATGTTTGCATTTATACTTCAATTTAAAATCAATACACGTTATGTCCAGGGCTTGAATGTTTGAGGTGCAGAGAAAGGAGAGAGCTTAACCCTGCACCTCTTGTTGTACTAACTAACTCCTAGTCTCAACAAATTCTTAGCGTATGTAAGCATACTCAATTCTTTTCGTTGATTCTCTGACATCTTGGAGTTAGTTCTGATGTTAATAAGATGTTTACGATCATCTACAAACTCAATCAATTCTTTCTTATTCATCTGTTGTATCAGATTGAAGTGATTGTGCTTGTGTCTTGGCATTGCATTAAATGCTATCTCTGCAAATCGTAGCCATCTTTGTTTAGCTTGGTTCTTGTAATGTGACATCGTAGTCCTCTATTGTTACTTTGTAGTTATCGTGTAAATGATGCATAGCAGTCATAACCTCGTTAACTTTAACTTGTGTTACTGCTGTGTATTCTTTAATTACTGCACCATTCTTATCAATTACAGTTATGTTGAACTGTGCTTTGTTTTGAACTAAATCACTAATCTTTCTAGCAACACTACCTGTAAATCTTAGTGTTTGTGTTAGTCCAAAAGATACATAACCTAGAGTTTTACCAAGCATTGCTGCAAAACGTAGTTTACCCATAGTTATCCTTTCGTTGTTGGTTTATGTGTGCTTTTATAATTGATGTATACATTTCTTGATCTTCACCTGGATATTCCCATACGCATTTCATACAAAATCTAATATCTTGTGAATATTTTTTATTTGTTGATACATCAGTATAATAAACTGCTATTTCTCTTACTTCATCATCACCATGTTCTGCACAAAATACATCTGAATATACATCATTCCAATCTGGCATTGCATCTAGTGTCATATCATGTATATCTGGCATATATCCTCCTATTTATTAACAGAAAAAGGGGTAGCATGCTCTTCTATCTTTTTATCTCTGTATTTTTGAATAAGAACAGGTTCTTCTATTCCTAAAAGTTTACACAGCTCATCGTATGTTTCTTTTCCTGATTCACTCATCCTATCATATTCCCAGTCAAGATCTACTATTAATTCCATTATACGTTTTACTTGCATGTTACCTCCTATGTTGCTGGTATCATATACCAGGGTATTGTTATTGCGATTATACTTATTTCTCGTGCCTTTTTTTTCGTGAACATTTTTTTTACTCCAATCATTTTTTTAAGGAACAAAAAAAGGGGAAGGGCTACTTATGTAACCCCTCCCACTGATCATTATTGATTATCTGGTAACACTAGAAAACTAAATGCACCACTCTTAGAATACATAGGTTTCCCTGTATATTCTTTCTTCCGTTTCTCATCCATAGTTTTAGTATACATGTGCATCTTAAGAGAACTTAGAGATTTCTTTGCATCCTCTAAATCTTCTATCGTAGCATCACTATTGAACCATATAACATCACCATCATTAATTTCATCAATAGGTATATTCTCATATCCATCATTTGTTTTACGAGAAAACCAATAGTTTTTAGTATTACGAGTTAATACACTTTTAATTTGTTCTAGAGATATAGCCATTTCTGACTCCTTTCGTTAGTTAGTTAAAAGAACATATAAAGGGTATTGAAGCTACTCAGATTCTTCTGTTAAGCATCATCCGTAAACGAGTGTGCCAGTAGCTTACTATCCCTAATTATCCTCTTTCACATTGCCTGCTGTAAAATGTATCTAATACATCTTCTTTAACTGTTTTAAGTTCTTCTATACTACAAGACCACTTATAGAATAGAAATACATTAAAGCAGATTAAAAAGAATATTAGAAACAAAGTCATTATTATTACACCGAATGGTATATCTATGAGATGAGTTAGTTCGTTCATAGTGCAGCCTTTCTTTTATTTAGTTTAAAAAAAGATATGTAAGACAAGACAAGTTTCTTAAACTCTTAAACACTCACTTAGCAATTATTAGCAATTTAACGGTAGTGTTTACTATTAACTTTGAGTAATGCCTTACATATCATAAAAAGGGGTAATGTAGTGCATCATTACGATACACTACACACCTGTTGTTACTTCATCACTCTACGTTGACGTATGGATTTATATACTGTTGAGGACAGTCTATATAAAGTTAAAGGTACTGCTATTACGTAGGCTATGATGTTGATGATTAGATGAACTGGCTTGAATGGTAGACCCATACCAAAGGCAGTCCAGTATAGTTTGCGTTTAAGGTTCATGCGACCTCCTTAAGAGTTGATTAAAGTAAAACATACCAAGGGGTAAATATGCCCTGTGCTCGGGGGCTAGCCGAAGGCTAGGGGAGAGCCAGCTGGCATACAGGGTGGGCAATACTGAAATCAAAATTGTAACCTAATCACAAAGTCAAACCCGTAATGCAACGGGGTACGGTAACGTAAACGTCTCACACACACAATGTAGATTAAGTTTTGAAACTTCATCACTCTCTTATTGTTTAATAAATTGTAAATTAGTAATATTGGCAATGACTCAGTTACATTATTAGATGACTAAAAAAGTAATATATGAAGTATTTAATCCCAGAACAGGTAAGTGGGAAAGAGATGTAACTACGGATGATGAGATAGATCGTGCATTTGAAATATATTTAAAGGATTTTGAATATTATGAAGCAGAACGACAGATCATTGAAAAGATTATATTACAACACGTACAAAAGAGAATTGAAGATACTCCCTAGTATTCCATTACTAAGTGATACATTACTAAGTAATATAATTAATAATAGTATTCCATTACTAAGTAATATATATATAAATCCCCACTCTCATGGAAAAAATAACTAGAAAGATCAATCATAAGACTACAGAATGTGTAGTGTATACTACTGATGATTGTCCACATCCTATGGTATATTGGAAATCAGCAGCAAAAGGTGATTGGGCTACTACCGATGATGGGTATGTAGCAGAATGTATAGCAAAAAATGTCTATACAGACAAGTCAGGGAGAGTAAAAACGCTCATAAAGCTCACTTGTGGGTTACAATGGAGCACAGGTAACAGTAAATTACTGTATAAACCTAACAAAGAGGCAGGTATTTACTCTATGATTAAGCCAAGAACGTGGCAAGATCGTGAATCTAAGAAAAAACGTACAAAAAATGCAGTAAATGCGTACGTATCTCAGATTGTAGAGGGTAAAAAGATAGATTGGCAGCAAATAGGCAATATTTATAGGGCAGATCAGAAAAAACCAGAGGCTACAGTCAAAAGATTATTTAGAGAAAAGGTTATAACTAATATGGTTGAAGAAAAATTAAAAGAAATACTATCTTCTAGAGGTATTGACAAAGGATATGTACTTGATACTATACTAAAAGCAATATCTATAGCAGAAGATAAGCAAGATGTATCTAATATGCTACGTGGAGTAGAGAATTTTGTAGATATGTTAGAAATGAAACCAAGTAAGAAAGTAACAACAGATACTTTACAAATAGATATGACTAATCAAATAATGGATAATATAGAAACAGAAGAAAAGAAGTTAGTTGCTAGTAGAAAAGTAGAATCTGATGTTATAGAGTATCATGATCCAGGAGATGAAAATGATTAATAATACATTATTTGGAGTACATACTGAAGATATACATAGAGTGTATCTTGCAGATAATGAGTGGTATAAAATTAATGCTAGTATACAAGTAGAAAATAATAAATATTTTTCTGCATGGTGTATAAGAGAGAGCGATAATGCATCTTTAAGAGTAGTAGGTAATATTGATAATATATTATTAGCTGAGGCACAGTATTCGTAATGAATGACGATGTAAATCATCCAGATCACTATACTAAAGGTATAGAAGTAACTGACTTTATTGCATCTTGGCAAATGGATTGGTTTCGTGGTAATATTATTAAATATATTGTACGCTGTCCACACAAAGGCAATACTATAAAAGATCTTAAGAAAGCCAAATGGTATATAGAAGATCTTATACAAAGGCTAGAAAATGATGAGCAACCACCAAGTACATGTTATTAATGTTTGAGCCATGTCCTCTTACCACAAGATCAATGTGTGGGTTTGCAGCAACTGTAAATGGAGAGTTACATTGTGGCATCATTAGTTGTGCTTTTGAAGGCACTAAAGTTAAAAATCTACCTAAGTGTACTAAAGAAATGTCAAAGTACGAACAATCAAAACACGCAAAGCATCCATGGGAAATATTCAACAAATAAAAGAAAAGCTAAGAAATGATATAATATTATTTGGTAAGATATGCCTACCTAATATGTTTTCTAGTAAATCTCCTAACTTTCATCATGAACTTGCAGATCTTTTAGTACAGCCAGATATAAATAAATTAAATGTAATAGCACCACGTGGTCATGCTAAGTCATCATTGATTGCATGTATATTTCCATTGTGGCATATACTAACACAAGAAGGTACTAAGTTTGTTGTATTATCTTCTAAGACAGAAGGGCATGCTGTAAGATTATTACAAACTATTAAAAATGCATTAGAGTATAGCATGGAGTTACGTAGTGTTTATGGATACTTTGGTCAACACTCTGCTAGACAATGGTCACGTACAGAAGTAGTATTAAGAGATGATAGTATGATAATGTGTCGTGGTACAGGTCAGCAGGTTGTAGGACTAAAGCATGGTAATCAAAGACCAACATTAGTTGTACTAGATGATCCAGAAGATATGAACAATACTAAAACTGCAGAAGCTATGGAGTTTAACCTTAGATGGTTATTGCAATCAATGGTACCTGCATTAGATGCTAAGCGTGGCAGGATTGCAGTTATTGGTACACCACAGCATCAAAGATGTTTAGTTGAAACTTTAATGCAGACTGAAGGATGGGAGTCACGTAGATACAAAGCATTGCAAGATGATGGTACAGCTCTTTGGCCTGAGATGTGGTCAAAAGAAAAGCTAGAAGCAGAAAAGAAGTCATTAAACTCTATAGGTAGAGTATCTGCGTTCTATCGTGAGTATCAATGTGAGATTATTGGAGATGAAGATCAGTTATTTAAAGAAAGCTATATACAATACTATGATGCAGAGCTAGTATATAAAGAAGATGATGCCTATTTACATTTTCCTAAAACAGAAGAAATGAGAGCTGTAAATGTATTTATGGGAGTAGATCCAGCTAGTTCTGTTCGTAAGCATGCAGACTTCTCTACGATTGTATGTGTAGCTGTAGATAATAAGAATAACAAATATGTGCTGCCTTATTATAGAAAAAGGTCTACACCTATGAATCTAGCAGATACTATTATACAATATTTTAAAAAGTATAAACCTGTTAAGACTCGTATAGAATCTGTAGGTTATCAAGAAATGTTACGTGATTATTTAAGAAGTCGTGCTGATGAAGAAGGATTATTTATACCAGGACTAGAAATAAAAGAAACACCGCGTAGTAGTAAGTCAGCAAGACTAGAAACAATGCAGCCCTGGTTTGCACAAAAGAAGATCTATATCCAAAAAGATATGAATCATTTACTAGATGAGTTATTGATGTTTCCTAGAGGAAAACACGATGATTTATTAGATGGTTTATATTATGCTACTAAAAATAATTATACCCCAAATCATAGCAATCAAAGAAATGAGTCTTATCACTCTCAGGGTGATTACGTAAAAAAGACTGATGATTGGATGATTTCCTGAAACTTTTTATAACTTTTTATGTCTAAGTTCTTGATATGCCCGAAAAACACCCAGAAGTCAAGATATCTGAGGACAAATTAAGCGAATACTCATCTGTACGTGATAAGTGGGCTAGACAAGCCACAGAGGATAATGAGTTTCGTAATGGAATCCAATGGACTAAAGAACAAGTTGATGCACTAAGAAAACGTGCACAAGAGCCTTTAGTTGTTAATGTAATCTATCCAGCAGTTGAACAAGCTAAAGCTATGCTTACTGCTAACTCTCCTAGATTTCAGTCGGCTGGTAGAGAAGGTAGTGATGTAAAGACTGGACAAATTTTTTCTGACCTAATGAGCTGGGTGTGGGAAAACTCCAAAGGTAATACCGAATTAAAAGAAGTTGTGGATGACTACTATGTAAAGGGCATGGGTTGTATGATGGTATATCATGATCCACAAGCTGACTTCGGTAAAGGCGATATATATGTAAAGGCTATAGATCCTCTAGATATATATGTATGTCCTTCTTCCCAAGATGCCTATTCTAGAGATGCTTCTAACATTATTGTTGCTAGACTCTATTCTGAGATGCAGTTGATCTCCATGTATCCAGATTTAGAGGAAATAATAAAGTCTGCTACTACAACTTCTGTTGCTCCTCAAACAGAATCAATCAGACATGGTTTAGAAGATCAGATTGTTAGTAAAGAGGATATCAACGCCCAGCGAATTTATGGTACACCAGATGAAAGACAATTAGAGGTAATTGAAAGATATTCTAAGATAAAAGTACCTCACTATAGAATTTATGATCCACAGTTAAATGATGAAAAAATATTGACTCCAGCAGAATATGAAGCATACTCACAGAAGATTGGATACAAAGTATTTAACAAAGAAAAAGAAAATATCATAACTGATGATAATGAAGTAGAGAATTATAAAAAGATAGAAGAAGAGTATGGAAACGTATTTCATCTTTTAATAAACCCTGTTACTCAAGAGCAGGTAATGATGCAAGGAGAAGAAACTCCTGATGCATTAAAGAATAGCACAACTATTATTGAAAGAGTTACTTTTGCAGATCTTATGGAAACAGGTGATATACTGATGAATGAAATAGAACTTACAAGAATAAAACAAGTTGTAAGTGTTGGTGGAGAACTTTTATATATCAATGTTCTACCTATAGAAGAATATCCAATAGTTACTTTTATGAATAATCATAATCGTAATCCTTATCCTCTTAGTGATGTACGAATGGTAAAAGGACTTCAGTCGTATATCAATAAGATAAGATCACTTATTGTTGCTCATGCATCTTCTTCTACAAATGTAAAGTTACTTATACCTAGAGGCTCTATGAATAAAAGGCAGCTAGAAGAAGAGTGGGGTAGAGCTGGTACTGCAGTAATAGAGTTTGATCCAGAGTTAGGTCAGCCTATAGTAGCAGGGCCTATACCTTTACCTAATGAATTGTATAAAAACGAAGCTGATGCAAAAGCTGATATAGAACGTATATTAGGTATTTATGCATTAATGCAAGGAGATCCATCTGCTATGCCACAAACCTATAAGGGTACATTGGCAATAGATGAATATGGTCAAAGAAGAATTAAATCTAAAAGAGATGACATTGAGGAAGGTATAAATCAAGTTGCTAAAGTAGTAGTAGGATTTATTCAAGCAACTTATACCACTATGAAAGTCATGCGATTATTACAACCAAATCATAGACCAAAAGAAGTAAAGATAAATGAACCTATTTACGATCAAGTAAGTGGGGAGTTTTTAGGTAAACTTAATGACGTAACAGTTGGTAAATATGATGTATTGGTTGTATCAGGTTCTACCTTACCATCTAATAGATACGCTAGGTTTGAATACTATATGGATCTATATAAGAATGGTATCATAGATCAATTAGAAGTGCTTAAGCAGACAGAGGTTGCTAATGTTGAAGATGTACTAAATAGAAAGTCTCAAATGCAGCAATTAATGACTCAGGTACAAAGTCAGGAAGCACAGATAAAAGATTTACAGGGTGACCTGCAAACAGCTAGACGTGAGCTGGTACATGCACGTCAACGTGTCGAAGTTGAGAAATTCAAAACAGATCTAAAACAATCCTCCAATAGGGCAAGTATGGCATCTAAGCTATATCAAGCACGTACGGAAGATGAACTTAAAAAGATCAAAAATGTCGTTGCTGAGCAAGATGCTACAAACGATTTAACAATACCATTGGAGGAATAATGGAAAACGTAAGTAATGCTGAGGTACAGGAAGTAAGCAAACCGCAAATGGAAACTACACAAGTTTTCGATGCACCTGCAGATACTGCTTCACCTGCACCATCAATTACCCAAACAACTAGGTTCGAAGAACAAGAAGCTCAAACTTCAGAGGGCAATGAAGTTGCTGAGCCTACACAAGATGTATCTGCAAAAGAGGATCCTAATAGGTTACAATACTGGCAATCACAGGCAGACAAGGCCAAGAATGAAGCAAGTAGAATGGCTCAAGAGCTCGATATGTATAAGAAAGCTGTTGAATCAATGAACAATGCTCCAGTCTCCAACGGAACCCAGCCCCAGCCACAGGCTGATCCATTGAAGGAGCCAATGCCACCAGAAAAGCCAATCTCATATAGTGAGATAGATGCATACAATGATCCTGAGAGTGATTCATTTAAATACAGAATGGCTAAAGAAAAATTTCAAGATGAACGATATGATTATCTTAAAAGGCTAGAGTACGCACGTATTCAAGAGCAAGATCAATTATTTGCACAACAACAAGAAAAGCAAATGTTAAATCAAGCTTATAGCACAGTTAAGAATCAATATGGTTGGGATGATATGAAAGCTGCAGACTTTATTGGCTGGGCTACTAATCCTAACAACGTAACTCTTGATGTTTTAGCTAAGTTATTTGATATACAGAACGCTCCAACACAAGAACAAATAAATGCAGTACAGAAGAAACAAGAATTCCAACAAGCAGGTCAGGCTTTACAGAATCCTACTACGCCTAGTGCACAGACAGGACAAAGTAAGCCACCTATGAATGAGGAAGATTTGTTTAATGCTGCTTTACTTTCACAGAGCAAAATAAGGAAACAATAAAATGGCTACTAAAAACCTTAGCGGCTCAGGTGTTCTTTTTACTGATAGACGAGATTTTTATATCAGTCCTCAAGTTGTCAAGGAACTTTGGACTGATGTAACCCCATTTACTACAATCGTGGCTAATCAGGAACAGCGTACACCAACCGATCCGCTTTTCAAAATGTTTGAACATAGAAATCCTTGGCAAAACCAAGAGTTTCAAGCTGCAAGTGATCCTGCTAGTTTAGCTGCAGGTAACTCAGAATCAGCTGGACTAGATATTGATAATATCATTGGATTAGCATCATCTGCTGATTCATCATATCTTGGCTTAGAGTGTGAAGTTTGGGATTCAACCAGAACTACACTTAAAGGTCAAGCTTTAATTACAACTGTTGTTGATAGTGATACAATTAAGTTTAAGAACTTAGGTTCTGCAGCTTTAGATGTTGCTAATGATGACGTATTTAGAGTTGTTGGTAATGCACATGGTGAAGGAACAGTTGCTCCTGAAGCATGGTCAGATGAAATCAAAGTTGTTCACAATAGCACTCAGATCTTTAAAACACCACTACAGATTACTGGTACTCTAGAAGCAGCAGCTTTACGTGGTGAGTCATCTGAATTAGCTAGACTACGTTTACAAAAATCACAAGAACATAAAATACAAAAAGAAAGAGCTTTCCTATTTGGTGGTTCTACTATTGGTACTGGTCTTGCTGATTCTCGTGATGGAACATCTAGTGAATCATTTGCTGAACATGCAATAACCGATGCTAATGGAAATGTAGTTCGTTCTACAATGGGATTAGTAACAGCATTAGGTAAGTATGGTGATACAAGTGGTGATGATCAAAGTGTATTTACAATTTCTGAAGCTAGTTATAGCTACAGCAACTTTGTAGATGATATGGAAAAAGTATTCCAGTATATACCTGAAGCAGGTATGAAGATGGCTTTTGCTGGTCGTGGTGCTATGAGCTACTTCTCTAAGATTGATGGTGCTTCTGGATTTGCTGGAAATTCTGGATGGAATATTAACATTGGGCCTTCAGAGCGTAGCAGTTATGGATTTAACTATAGACAATTAGAAACACCTCATGGTGTACTAATGTTAATTCCTACTCCTGTATTACGTGGGCCTTACTCTAAATACATGGTTGTAGTTTCTGAAGAGAACTTATTCCATGCTGTTTACAGACCTCCAGTATACCAAACTAACATCAAGACTGATGACGCGTTTGATGGAGTAAAAGATCAATACATGTCTGATGAAGGTCTTGGAATAACCTTGATTGAATCTCATAAGTTGTTTAAGATAACTGATTAAGGAGGTTTAATATGGCTAGACCATTTCAAGGCGGAACTATGGCTAATGTAGAAGCAATATCAAGTGCGACTACATTATCAAAAGCAGATAGCAATAAAGTAATAGTTGTTGATGCATCTACTGGCTTTACCTTAACTCTACCAGCTTGTCAAAAAGGCTTAGAGTATAAGATACTTTTTAAAGTCGGTGGAACTGATGCAGCTATGAAGATTGCTGTTACTGCTGGTGATGCTTTCTTTGGAAGAGTGCAAGTACAAGACAATAATACTGATAACCAAACTGCAATGCAGGTAGTAACTTATGCAACAGCAACAGGTTCTCCAGGAAGTTATGATGTCATGACTTTTGATGGGGATGCAACAACTTCTGGTTGTGCAGCTGGTGATATTGTTGAAATAGTTGCTATTGATGATGCAGCATGGGCTGTCAATGCATTATTGACTACAACTGGCACACCTTCAAGTATAGCAGTTATAGCAGGAAGTTAATAATAGGATTACTAAGGGCTGTGGCATGCATGCAAACGTACCCTGCAGCCCTAGTAATTAAAGGTAATAAATGCAAACATTTAAGTTACAAGTAGAAGATTTAATAGGTAGAACAATTACAGATACGAATGGTTTAAACGATATGTTAAATGCAACAGCTCGTGAAGTATCTGATGTTTTACCTAAAGATGTATTATTAAGAAATGCAACTGTGCAATCAATTACATCTAACTCCTATAATGTTGCTAATAAAAGAATATTAAGTGTGAGTAGGGATAGTTACTATGCTACTGAAATACCTTATGGTCAGCATGGTAGAGCTACTGACTCTGGTAGTATTTACTTTGCAGATACTGCACAAAAAAGAGATCCTGTTTTTTATTTAAAAGGTAAGTTGTTAGTTATACAGCCAGAACCTACAAGTAGTGAAAATGGCGAAGTTATTAAATATGACTATCCATCTAGCATTGATCATGGAGATACAAGTATTTCTGATTTTCCTAGTGGAGCTGAATATGCAGTTGTTCTTGGAGCAGCAGCTAAATTTATGTTTAAGTTAGCTTCTGAAGATCAGAATAATGAAGATATAGAACTTGCAACAAATACTGCAGCTTTTGCTACCCAGTTAAAGCAAGATTATGAAAAAGAATTACAAAGGGTTACACAACAAAAATGACACAAAAACAAATGATAGAAATGGTTAGGCAACATCACCCTAATACTACAGAAACTCAAATTAGATTATGGCTTAATGCTGCAATGACTGAGTTTGCTAGAAGAACAAGAATGTTGACTGGTGCATTTCAATTTGATACAGTTGCAAATCAAAGATATTATGGATTATCAGATGATATATTAGAAATAATATCTGTTGATTATGATGGCTATGATATACCTAGACTAGGTAGTAAACCAGAGATAAGGGATTTAACATAATGATAGGTAAAAAAATGATGGGTGCAGGTCTTGCTGCAGGATTAGGTGCGTTGTATATGAGAAATAGAAATGAAAAATCAAAAGTTCAATTTGATGATCCATGGGGTGATAATATTCAAGTTCCCTATATGGATGGCCAACCTATTAGAGGCGAAGCAGCAAATGCTTATAATCCATTTTCTGTTGATCCTGGTATGCAGGATATACTTTATAGAGGACATACTGGTCAAAAAATAAATAAAAAAAATTATAAACCTGAAGATATACAAAAAGCAATTCAATGGTATCAAAGAGCATTTTTAAGTGTTCAAGCAAAGATGAAACAGTATCCCGATAATGTAAATATAATGAATTCTCAAAGAGAAAAAATTGAAGAGATACAAACAGTTATGAAACAATTAGTTTAATATTATGGGTTACGAGAATAGAACATTTGCATACTTTGTAGATAGAGATGCTATAGCTATAGTTAAAAGATCTGTATCTTCTGGAGAGAATACATATTCATCTCCAAGTGAAGTAAAGACTGTAACTATATTTGCAATTAAAAAACCTAATCTATTTGTAAACGCTGATTCTGGAACAGCTAATACTACAACTGGATATAATGAAACTCCAGATTTACCAGAAGAATTTCAACATACTGTAGTTGCTAAAGCTATACAAAGAGGATATGAATTAAATATAGAATCTTTAGCAGCAGCACAGTATTGGCAAGATCAATTTGAAAAAGGAGTAAGAGAAGGTAAAAGATACGCTAATACAGGTAGAATGGAAAAGATTGTTATAAAAGGACAAGGCTTTGAACCTACTGTTTACTCTACTAGAGATAAAGACGAAGTATGACAGAGATTGTATTGACTAAACCCTCTTACACAGAAGATCAGATTGCTAGTGCATCAATATCGGAAGTGTCCTCCTATAGTAAGTCTACAACTGAGCTAGTGAATACAGTCTCTGCAACATTTACAGAAATAACAACATCAGCCACTACTATGGTTGAATTAACCGATTATACGGAGGCAACATAATGTCAGTTCAAAAGAACCTATTAAAGTTCGCTGGTGCTCAAGCATTGAACTCTGAATATGCTTCTGCTTGGACTGAAGCAACCAGAGGACAGACTTGCAGTAGTGGCACTAACGATGAAATAAATATAGCAATACCAACAGGTCATACTATATTGTATGTATATCCAGATGAGTTAAGCTCTATTGGATTTGATACAACATCAGGAGATTCTAATGGTAATAACTCATTAAGAATAGAAGCAGGCAAAATGCAAAAATTCTATATACCAAATGGAGCTACCCATGTGCATATAGAAGGTCAAGGTGCTAGTGGCGATAAATTTTGCTATGTAGTAACAGGATAAGACTATGGGAAACTTAACATTTTTAGAAAGAGAAATACTTAATAAAGTCTACAATAGTAGCAATACTTCTTTACAGGTAGATATTGTAGATGCTACAGGAGTTACATTTGTAGCAAATCCAGAATCAGTATATGTTGATGATGGCGATTGGACTGATAATGTATCAAAGCATACACTTGTAGGTGGTTTGTATCAATCAACACCACAAACTATTACTGATGGTGATGTAGGCCCATTACAAGTTAATTCAAATGGGTTTGTTAAAACATCTAATGATAGTATAGATAAAATGCTATATGGTACAGGATTAATTATAACTGCAGTTAATGGAGGGGCTGATCAAGCATTAGGATCTACATATCAATCAATTTATGTAGGAGTAGGTGGTGATGTAGTAGTAACTCTCGCAACAAGTGGTAGTGATTTTACATTTAAAAATGTAGCAAGTGGACAATTACTTCCGATACAAGTAACTCATGTAAAAGCAAATAATACTACTGCAACTAATATGATTGCATTAAAAGCATGATAACAATATTTCGTAAATATGCAAATTTTTTAAGCACCATTTATGATAAGATATTTGAGCAATCAAATCTTAAATGGGAAGATCAAACTCAGAACTGGGAGGATTTATAATGCCTACAAGTTTGACTGGCAATAAAATATCACAAACTTATCCACAAATTATCCACGTTGATGGTGGTGTAACTGGTACTGCAAAAGCATTATATGATGGTGATGGTACAGCAACAGTATTAAAAGTATCTACAAGTGAAGTTGAAATATCAGGTAACCTGACTATTGCAGGTACCTTAACAAATGTAAATACAACAAATCTACAAGTTGATGATAGTTTAATACAGCTTGGTAGAGATAATAATTCTTCTGACGTAGTTGATATAGGTTTTGTAGGATTATATGATGCAGGTGGTACAGATAAATACGCAGGTTTATTTAGAGATGCTAACGATAGTGGCAAGTTTAAATTATTTATAGATTCACAAGAAGATCTATCTACAACTAATACTATCAATACAAGCGCTACAGGATATACAGTTGCTACATTAGTTGCAAACTTAGAAGCTGCTACAGTAGATATAGATGGTGGTAATATTGATGGAACTACAATAGCAACATCTGATATTACAGTAGGTACAGGAAAAACTTTAAATGTTTCAGGTGGTACATTAACACTTGCAAACGACCAAATTTCTGGCGATGCTATCAATGGTGGTACTATTGGATCAGTAACTATTTCACAATTAGCTGGTGCTTTAGACGCAAACAACCAAGCAATAACAAATGTAAATATAGATTCTGGTGCGATAGACGGAACGAACATTGGTGCAAACTCTGCTGGAACTGGTGCATTTACTACACTTACAGCAAGTGGTCAAACATTTATTGGTGGAACAACTGATGAGGGTTATAGCACTTTATTAAATATTGAGGGTGCTGGTGGAACTGATGATGTGCCAGGTATATTATTTAAAAATACATCTGCAAGTAATGATGAAGAAATTATGTCACTACTTGCATCGCAAGGAAGTGATTCTGTTGGTGCAATAAATATTAAAAGAGAAGCTAATTCTGATGATGCTTACATAGACTTTTTAACACAGGCTAATGGTGGCTCAATGACTGAAAGAATGAGAATAGACAGCTCTGGAAAAGTTGGGGTGGGCGTATCGCCTCAAAAGGCTCTCCATGTTCATAATGATGACCCAGTAATAAGAATATCAGATGCTAATTCAAATTCTTTAGCTACTGCAACACCACATATCGAATTTTACGATAGAGCAGATACAAACCAACTTGGTTTAATTGGTTATCTAAGTACTGGCGATGGCATATTAAGTATTAATAATAAAAATAATGCCTCAATAAATTTTTCTACAAATAATGTTGAAAGATTAGAAATAGACAATGCTGGTACTTTTTTTATTAATGGAGATGGCTCAGACCAAACTACTAAATGGCATACTGGCTCTGCTTATGTAAATGCAAAGTTAGATGTAAGACAATTAGCAATAGCATTTAGTGGTTCAGATAAAGTTACTTCTAATACAAGTGGTAATTTTACCTTTGCTGAAAACATGAGCATAGTAAAATCAAATGATGGAGGGGATGTTTCTCTTACTGTAAAAAACTCTGCTGGAAGTGGAAGTATAGATGAAACAAGCAGTATTAATTTTACCACAACAAGCTCTGGTCATGCTACAGCAGCAGTAATAGGTGCAAGAGAGGGCGATTATAGTGGTTCAAGCACAAGAGATGGTCAGCTTAAATTACAAGTAGCAACAGATGGAAGTTTAGGTTCTAAATTAATCCTTAGAGGTAGTGAAGCAGAATTTTATCCTAATGATGTATTAATACCAGAAAGACTTACACACTCTGGAGATACAGACACATTTATAAGATTTACAGATGATAAAATAAATTTTGTTTCTGGCAACTCAACTGCACTTGAGCTTGGTGGTACAGTTTCAAATAATACTATGAGGGGTGATTTAACTATAACTGAAACGAATGGAGATGCAAACGCTGGGCCAATCTTAACACTTCAAAGGGATAATTCAGCATCTGAAGATAATAATGATGTTCTTGGAGAAATACAATTTCAAGGTTCTGATTCAGCAAATACAACTACAAATGTTTATGCTCAGATAAATGCTCAAATAGAAGATATATCACATACAAGTGAAGATGGCAGATTGCACTTACAAACGCAAGTAGCTGGAACTATGACTGATACTTTAGTTTGTAATAGTGGCAAGGTTGGCATTGGAACTACCTCACCCACAAATCCTCTTCATGTAATTGGAACTGATAATGGCATAGCTATTCAATTAACAAGTGGTGCAAGAGGGCGATTGAGATTTTTAAGTGCTTCTGGTTCTGTAGAAGGCAGTATATCTTCAAATGGTAATGGCGATTTAAGACTTGGTGGTGGTTCATCTCAAAATGATGATATGGTAATTAAAGACGATGGAAAAATAGGTATTGGAACTGACACACCATCATATAAATTGACTGTTAAATCTGCTGGTGCTGGGCAAATTGTAGGAGGTATTGTATTAGAAAACAATGGGGATACTAATATAGCTGGAACACTCTTTGAGGAGAGCTTTAGTGGTGGTACTTGTGGTGAGCTTAGATTAAACTCAAGCAATTCTTTGAAAGTTTTAATTAGTGGTAATTCAAAAAGCTATATAAATAATGGTGCAAATTTTGGGGTGGGAGATAGTAACCCAGCAGTAAAGTTAGACGTAGATGCTCATGGTTCTTCAGATATTATGAGGTTGAGTAATGATAGCAATTCTAATGGATTTATTTTTGGCTATACAACAAATCTTGGAAGTATTGATTTACAAGCAAGTCAAGCTATGAGAATTAGACAAGGCAGTTCAGTTCCATTTCTTATAAATACGAATGGTGTGATTGATGGCGATTTTAATGATACTTCTGATAAAGCTTTAAAAAAGAATATTAAAGATTTAGGAAAAACACTTGAAAGTGTTAACAAAATAAAACCCTCAACTTTTAAATGGAAAGAAGAAACAAAAAGCGATGACAAGCAAATAGGTTTTATTGCTCAAGATGTTGAAAAATATTTTCCAGAGTTAGTTCATGGAGAAGAGGGTACAAAATCAATTAATACTTTAGGTGTTGTTTCTGTATTAATGAAAGCAATTCAAGAGCTATCTGCAAAAGTTACAGAATTAGAAAAGAGATGCAACTGTGAATGAAAAGATTAAAAAATTTACTTTTAGATTTGATAGCTTTCTTAATGGTATGTTTTTTACTGCTTTGTTTATTGGTTTATTCTCTTGGGCTTGTGATAATTTTTATATCGGTAAATCTGAAGAAGAAATTGAAAAAGAATTAATGCAGTCTATGTTTGAAGTAGACTCACTAATAGGTAATATTAAAATAATACTAGGTGATTCTAGTGCAATTGAAAGGAAATAAAATGGCTAAAAAAGAAAATAAACAAGCTATGTTAAATCTTGATGGTAAAGAATATGTAATTGATGATATGAATGATGAACAAAAAGTCATGGTAAATCATATTGCAGATCTTGCAAGAAAAATGGAAACAATGAATTTTAATATGCAGCAGTTAGAGTTTGGTAAGCAAGCCTTTGTTAATGCATTGAAAAAAACTTTAGAAGAGGTAACTGAAGAAAAATGATGGAAAATTGGACTGAAATAGGTTTTGCTGGACTATCAGCAACTATATTATTTATGACGTTTAAGTGGATGACAAGTGAGTTAAATAAAAAGATTGATGATCTACAAGATATAATAATAAAACTTATTGATGCCAAAAATATAATGGTAGATAAATTTCAAGAAATGAACGATGAAGTAACTGATCAACTTAACTATATAGAAGCTAAGCTAGGTAATGGCAGAGGTTCTAAACAAAGAAGAAAGGCTGGTAGATAATGGCATACCATACTAAGAAAAAAGCAGGTAAAAAGAAACCTATGAAAACTAAAATGAAATCAATGAAAAAAGGCATGAAAAAGACTATGCCTAAAATGAAAAGAATGAAGAAAAGCTACTAATGATTAAAAAGATTAAAGCTCCTAAAGGTTTTCATTGGATGAAAAAAGGTACTACATATAAACTTATGAAACATACAGGCAAATTTAAAAAGCATAAAGGTGCTAGTCTTATGGCTGAGTTTAAAGTACAGAAAGTTCATAGTAAAAAATAATGGCGAGTGCTACTAAAACTAAACCTAAATTATGGAAACGTATTGTTGCTAGTGTAAAGTCTGGCAGCAAAGGTGGTAGACCAGGACAATGGTCAGCACGTAAAGCACAGATTGCTACAGCTAGATATAAAAAAGCAGGTGGTGGATATAGAGGTAAAAAGTCTAGTAGCAATAAGTTAACTAAATGGTCAAAACAAAAATGGGATTACGTAAGTAAAGGTGACAAGAAAAAACCAAGAGCAAAAAGAGGTAGGTATTTACCTGAGTCAGTTAGGAAAAGTCTTAGTAAATCGGAAAAAGCTGCTACAAACAGAGCAAAAAGAGCAGCAACTAGAAAAGGAAAGCAACGAGCAAAATACTCTAAAAAAGTTGCTAGAAAGGTAAGAAACGCGTAATGCCTGGACATACTAAAAAGAAAATGACTAAAAAGAAGAATGGTAAAGGGATGCTTACAGCAAAGCAAAAAACTTTACCTAAAGCTTTACAAGCTAAGATCATAAAGTCAAAAATGAAGAAAAAAAGAAATGCCAAGAAAAAGAAAGTATAAGTCACCAGCCTGGACAAGAAAAGCAGGTAAGAATCCTAAAGGTGGATTAAATGCTAAAGGTAGAGCATCTTATAAAGGTGGTACTTTAAAAGCTCCTGTTAAAAGTGGAGACAATCCTAGAAGAGCATCATTCTTAGCACGTATGGGTGGTATGAAAGGCCCAGAATACAAGAATGGTAAACCTACTAGGTTATTACTTTCTTTAAGAGCTTGGGGTGCTAGTAGTAAAGCAGATGCTAAAAGAAAAGCTGCAGCAATATCTAAACGTAATGCTGCTAAGAAAAAGAAGAAAAGAAAATGATAGATTCTACTAAAGCAGTTTTAAATGGAATGGTTGGAGTAGGAGTCTGGTGGGTAAATGTACCAATGATATTACAGATGGCAGTATCTATAGCAACTTTTGTATATTTAGTAATTAAAATAAAAAATGAATTAAGGAGTAAATAATGATCAATAAAATGATTATGGAATATCTATTTAATGAAGATAATAAAGCAAAGATTATAGAAGAATTAAATAAAAGTGTAAACATACCTATTATTAATGAAGATACAGAAGAGAAAGTTATATCAGCTATCTACAATGTATTTCAAGATGTAATGGGAAAAGTTTTAAGCAAGTAATGCCAAGGTTTAGCACAAGAAGTAAATCAAGATTGCATACTTGCGATCAAAGATTAGTAGATCTATTTAATGAAGTAGTAAAGCATTTTGATTGCACTATTATAGAAGGACATAGAGGTCAAAAGAAGCAGGATGAAGCATACAACAAGGGAAACTCAAAAGTTAAGTGGCCTAATGGTAAACACAATAAAAGCCCTAGCATTGCGGTTGATGTTGCTCCTTATCCTATTGATTGGACTGATCGCGATAGGTTTCACTACTTTAGTGGTTTTGTATTGGGTATTGCTTCACAGATGGGGTTAAATATTCGTTGGGGCGGTGATTGGGATCAAGATACGAAAACAAAAGATAATAGATTTGATGACCTTGTACATTTTGAGATAAGAGAATAGTTTGAAAATTAAAGATACTGTTGTTGTCTTTCCTGATATTCACTTCCCTCATCATGACGAAAAAGCACTCTCTTGTGCATTAAAGGTATTAGAATATGTAAAGCCTTCTGCATTTCTATTGCTTGGTGACTTTGTAGAGGGCGAGAGTGTAAGTCATTGGCAATGGGCAAAAAAGAAAAGACCTCCATTAGAGTATCAATTACCTGCTATAAAAGAAGAAATTGTATTAGCTAATGAAGGTTTAGATAGAATAGATGAAGCTTGTAAAAAAGCAAAAGTAAAGAAAAAAATATTAACTATGGGAAACCATGAACTTTGGTTTGATAACTTCGTTGAAGAAAATCCATATTTAAAAGGATACAAAGCTGTAAATGCTTTTAAGATTAAAGAAAGAGGCTACGATAGTTATCCCTATGGTAAATATATTAAGATACTGGGTTCTAAGTTATATGCATATCATGGTGGACATTATTCAGGTATTAATCATACGAGGAGTCATGTACTTAACTTAGGAGTCAATGTAATCTATGGACACACTCATGATTCTATGAAGTCTGTAGTTACACATTTAACAGGAGCAAAGATGGCCTACTCCATGGGTTGCCTGTGTAAAATGGAGAAAGAATTTTTAAAGAACAGACAGACTAATTGGACACACAACGTAGGTATACTAGATATATTTACTAATGGTGATTTTAATTTAAATGTCTTAACGATTATAAATGGTAAAACATCTTATAATGGAAAGATTATAGGATGAAAAAATTAAGTGATGTTATATCTGATCGTAGAAAATATTACGGTAAGAAAAAGAAAAGAAAAGTAAAGAAACGTGCCAAAAGAAATACTAAATCTAAATGATTTTTCTGTAGGTCTGATTGATGATACAGACCCTAGAGATATACCATTAAATGCATTAGCAGAAGCCAACAATGTTTCTTTTAAACGTAGAAACGAAATTAACACTCTAGGCGGTTTAATTACTACAACGGATGCAACTAAGGGTGACTTAATAACTTTCGATTCTAGCACTACTTTTGGGCCAAATACGGGTGCTTCTGCGTTAAAAGGACACCTTACTGCAGGGCATGGATTATTTACTTTTGAAAGTGACTATACAATGGGTTTAGATTCACCAGCAAGTAAAAATGCTTCTGGTGCTACAGACCAAGGTGATCATTGGCTTGTATTTGTAGATGCAATTACGATGGGTATAAGTTTATACAATCAAAGTACAGATACTTGGAATCTTATATCTGATGGTAGTCATAATAGTTTTAGAAATGCAAACATGACTGGAGATAGAGATTTATGTTATTCTAAAACAGATGAACTTGAATTTAGCTCTACAACAAATTTAAATGATGTAATTAAACGCAGTTCAGGTGCTCATCATGGAGATGATTTTCTTGCTGCTAATATAAGACCAGGAGATTATATACATGTATTTGGTGCAACTGATCAAGGCACTAATAATAAATCTAATCTTAGAGTTTTAAATGTACAAAAAGATAAAATAGTGTTAGATCATGTAGGATTAATAACTGCAGAATCAAGCGAAGCAGGTGAGGTAGGTATAGTTTCTAATCTTAGACCAGTATTTTATTATGCAAATAACGCAGTAAGGATAAGTGATGCTGGATTCTTTTTATCTCAAAATGGAGCAAGTCCAGCTGATAATCAAAGTTTTCAAAATGTATGGTTAGGTTATATTAAAAGAGATCATTTTCAAGCTGGTGGCCCAGGTCAAACTGTATTGACTACAAGTGCAAATGGTGTATTTGATGGATGGGATGCAAAAAAGAATGATTTAGCTGCACCTACTTTCTTAGCTACAAGTGGATCAGAAGCATACCCTACAGGTAATGGTACAGGATTTCATTTAAGATTTATAGGTGATACATCATTAAGCACATCTTCTTTTACTAATGTTGCATATCAAATAGCTGTATCCTATATATATGATGGTAATCAGGAATCATTACTATTTATACCAACAAGTAATAATACTTTTACTCCAAGTGGTGCTAATAAAAAATTAGAATTTGCTTT